TCGTTCTTATGCTGACGCAATGAAAAAACTTAATTTAGTTGTTTCTGAAGTTAATAGAAACGAAGGTAATGTTTTTGAAGTTCCGTTAATAGGGGAACAATCAAAAAAAAAATTCATATTAAAAACACCTAAAGCCCCTGCGGCACCTGAATCTGTTCCTGGTGATGATTTACCCCCACCGGCACCGGATATGGGAATGCCACCGGCACCGGATATGGGAATGCCACCGGCACCTGATATGGGAATGCCACCGGCACCTGATATGGGAATGCCACCGGCACCTGAAGGAGAAGGAATGCCACCGGCACCTGAAGGAGAAGGAATGCCACCGGCACCTGAAGGAGAAGGAATGCCACCGGCACCTGAAGGAGAAGGAATGCCACCGGCACCGGATATGGGAATGCCACCGGCACCGGATATGGGAATGCCACCAATGGGTGACGAAGAAGGTATTGATTCAGATGAAGAGGTTGGTCCAATGAGTTTAAAAATGATTCAAAAACTAACCGGAAAATTAAGTCAAAAAATTCGTTCATTAGATAAAGATAAGGGAATGGATTCTCAAGATATTAAATATGTTATTAATTCAATCATATCTGCAATTGATATGAAAAATTTAGATGATGATGATAGAGAAGAAATTGTAGATAAAATTGAAGGGTTTGACGACGAATATGGAACCGAAGGTGAAGGTGAACTAGATTTATCTGGTGAAGATATGGGTGATATGGGTGATATGGGTGATATGGGACCGGAAATTGAACCTGAAATGGGTGATGAAGGTGGTATGGGAGCCGAAATCGAAGAACCAAAAGAAGGATACCAAAACGTTATGGATTCAATTTTTTCCGAATCAAAAATAGATAGACTATTATCCAATTATTTTAACATTAAAACAGAAGAAAAACCAATTATAGAACATAAAACTAAAATGGACTATTTGGGTAAAAAACTACAAAAAATTGAACAAAAAAAAGATTTAGTTAATTTTTCAGTTACTACTGCACAAGAACAAAAGGCGTTAAGTCTTTTTGAAGGATATGCAAATACAAGATTTATTGGAAAAACAAATAAACAGAATTTAGTTTTAATTGTTAACGGTAAAGAAGTTAAAGTTACACCAAACGGAAGAACTATATGATATTAGTATTTATAAACGAGTTAGGCCCTAATTTTAAGGGTGATAATATATATGAGTTTATATTTTCTGATGTTGATGATGTTTATGGTGAAGAATGGGATAGTGAACCAGCAAATGGTAAACCAACACCACCAAAGGTTGAATTTATTAAAAGGGTTGGGGTTTTAAAAAATTCTGAAATAGAATTAGACTTAATACAAAATTCTGATTTTTTTGGAATGTATGACTCGGTTGATGGTGTAATTGCGTTAGGTTGGGAAAAACCTGAAAATTACGAAGGAAAAAGATTAGTGTTTCAATACGGAGAAAGTATTGAATCTGTTGAAAATAAGTTATACGAGAAAGATATCGTATTAAAATGGGAAAAAAATTTAGTACAAGATGAAACATATGAATCCTAAATTAGCGAGACTTTTAAATGAAGGGTTTTCGATTACTACGATTGAAAAATTAACTTCAAAACAAATTGGAGTTTTATATGAAAAAGTAAAAAAATCTAAAGTTGAGATTGAAGAGCAACCAAAACCAATTGAAAAAACCGTAACGTCAAAAGTTACTGAATTACCTTCTGGTGCTAAAATGCCTGTTGGGAATGCTACCGTATCAAATGAAGGTGGTAAAACCGTTATTACACAAACAGAAAATGAATTTAAAGAATCTGAAGAAGAGGATGTGTCTGATGTGACTAAAGGTGAAGATGATGAAGACCCAATCCAAAAACAAGGACCTGATGGTATGGATGAAGGAGAGGTAAATGAAAAGGCAGTTTCTAAACAACAACAAAAAATTATGGGCTTAGCCCTTTCAGTTAAAAGGGGTGATACACCAAAATCTAAGGTTTCTAAAAAAGTTCAAGACATGTCAAAAGAAATGTCTAAAAAAGATTTAAAAGATTTTGCATCAACAAAACACAAAGGATTACCTAAAAAAACGGAAAAGAAAGACGATGTTAAAAAAATAGAAGAAAGTATTATGTTACTTATTCAAAACCATTTACCTGCACACACGACGAAAGGTGAATTATTAAAGTCGTTGAATAAAAGAAAAGGATAATGAATGTCTTTATCAAAAGAACAAATATTATTAGAGTATGCTAAGTGTATAAACGATACTCCGTACGCACTTAAAACCTATCTACAAACTTACGATAACACACAATCTAAATACGTACCATTAGAATTATTTAATGACCAAGTTACGTTGGTTAAGGATTACGATACTTGTGAGGAAAATATCGCATTAAAGTATCGTCAGGCTGGAGTATCTACCGTAACGTCTGCTTGGGCATCAAAAAGATTAGTGTTTGCTAAAAAATCAAAACCAGAAAAAATTCTAATTATTGCAAACAAAATGGACACCGCCCAAGAAATGGGAAATAAGGTTAGAGCGTTTGTTGACCAATGGCCATCTTGGTTAGGTGTTACCTTTTCTACCGAAAAGAACTCACAAAGACATTTTAAATTAACAAATGGATGTGAGGTTAAGGCAGTTGCAACATCAAAGGATGCTTTGCGTGGTTATACACCAACAATATTAATATTTGATGAGGCAGCATACATTAACGCCGATGAAGACTTTTGGTCTGCTTGTATGGCGTCTCTATCTACAGGTGGTAAGGTAATTGTTATTTCAACTCCAAACGGGTTTGACCCAATCTACTATTCAATATTTAGTCAGGCCATTAAAGGTATGAATGACTTTAGGATTACTGAAATGTATTGGTTTCGTGACCCACGTTATTCTAAAGATTTAAAACTTATTAAATGTAATGATATTGTTCATTACATGTTAAATAGAGGCGATTATAATGATAGTGAAATCATATTAGATTATTCAGACATTAAAGTAGGTGACAGGGATTTTAAAGAGATTAAATTAAAAGTTGAAAACGAGGGGTATAAACCTTATAGTTCTTGGTTTGAGTCAATGGCTAAAAAATTAAAGTTCGATAAAAGAAAAATTTCACAAGAACTTGAATGTAACTTTTTAGGTTCGGGGGATAGTGTTATTCCTTCCGAAACCATGAAAAAAATTAAAGAAAACCATATTAAGGAGCCTGAAAACAAATTTATGGGTGGATCGATTTGGCAATGGAAAGAACCAGTAGAAGGACATCGATATATAATGGGTGTTGACGTTTCAAGAGGGGATAGTGAAGATTTTAGTACCATATCTATTATTGATTTTGATGCTAGAGAACAAGTATTAGAATATATAGGAAAAGTCCCACCGGATGTATTGGCGGAAATTGCGTTTAAATGGGCGACAATGTATAACTCATTTATTGTTACTGATATTACTGGTGGTATGGGAGTATCCACCTCAAGAAAATTACAAGAATTAGGATATAAAAATCTATACATAGATGGTGTTAACCCTGCGGATAAATGGAAATGGGATCCAAAATCGCAAGACAAAATACCGGGGATTAACTTTAATTCAAAACGTATTTTAATAATTCAAGCGTTTGAAGAGGCATTAAGATTTGATTTTGCGTTAAGGTCACAAAGACTATTTAACGAACTGAATACGTTTGTTTATGTAAATGGTAGACCCGACCACCAAAAAGGACAACACGATGACTTAATCATGGCATTTGCTATGGCTGTGTTTGTTGGTGAAACTTCTTTTGCACAATTAGAAAAGGCAACAGAACAAACAAAGGCGATGTTGGAATCTTGGACTACCGAAAAAAATACATTTAAAGATAGTTCTCAAAATTTCAATCCTGGATTACCCGCCAACACCTATAATAACATGAATTATGGTAGACAAGAAGCATCCAAAAGCGATTATGAAAAGTATTTATGGTTATTCGGTGGAGGAAGAGTTTAATTTACTACAACTAACACTATTATTTAAGTAAAAAAAGATTATGGCACAAGATAAAATGACGGTATGGCAAAGGTTAGGTAAGGTTTTTGGACCTAATGCCACTTTGGACCAACAATCACCTGTCTTTAAGTTCGACAAAAAAGAACTATTAAAAACAACAGATAAGGCTGAGTTTGAAAGGGAAAAACTACAATCACAGCAAACAATGTACATTGGTAAACAATGGCAAAAGGTTGAGGGCAATTTATACCAACAAGCGGTTTATTATGAACCAACAAGGTTGGCCTCATATTATGACTACGAAAGTATGGAATATACTCCTGAAATTTCAGCGGCGTTAGATATCTACGGTGAAGAATCTACAACACCAGATAAAGACGGACATATATTACAAATTTATTCAGAGTCAAAAAGAATAAAATCAGTATTGGCCGATTTGTTTAATAATAAATTAGATATTAGCACAAACCTACCAATGTGGACAAGAAACACATGTAAGTTTGGTGATAACTTTGTTTATTTAAAATTGGATCCAGAAAAAGGAATCGTTGGTTGTCAACAATTACCTAACATTCAAATAGAAAGATTGGAAAAGGGTATGAGATTCCAACCTGACAAGTATTCACAAGAAATGGAGAATGATGCTTTGAAATTTACTTGGAAAGAAAAGAATATGGAATTTAACACATGGGAGGTTGCTCACTTTAGAATTTTAGGTGACGACAGAAAACTTCCATATGGTACCTCTATGTTAGAAAAATCACGTCGTATTTGGAAACAACTTTTATTATCAGAAGATGCGATGTTAATTTATCGTGTATCAAGAGCACCTGAAAGAAGAGTGTTTAAAGTATTTGTTGGAAACATGGACGATAAAGATGTCGACCCATACGTACAAAGAGTTGCAAGTAAATTTAAAAGAGACCAAATTTCAGACCCCCAAACAGGTAATGTTGATATGAGATATAACCAATTGGCGGTAGATCAAGATTATTTTATCCCTGTTAGGGATGCAGCAGCAACCAACCCAATTGAAACGTTACCTGGTGGAACAAACTTGGCGGAGATTGCGGATATTGAGTATATTCAAAAGAAATTAGTTACGGCATTAAGAATTCCTAAAGCATATTTAGGATTTGAAGAGGCTGTTGGTGATGGTAAAAACTTATCATTATTAGATATTCGTTTTGCAAGAACAATCAACAGAATTCAAAAGTGTATGATTGCCGAATTAAATAAAATAGCAATCATTCACCTTTTTCTATTAGGGTTTGAGGATGAATTAACAAACTTTACGTTAGGATTACATAACCCATCAAAACAATCCGACTTATTGGGTATTGAATTATGGAAAGAAAAGATAACATTATATAAAGATGCGGTTGCTGAAATTCCAAACACGGTAGCACCTGTATCTGCATCTTGGGCTAAGAAACATATCTTAGGGTTCTCAGATGAAGAAATCAGATTGGATTTACAACAACAAAGAGTTGAGAGAGCGGTGTCTGCAGAATTAGGTAAAACTGCTGAAGTTATCACTAAAACAGGTCTATTTGATAATATAGATAAACTATATGGTAAAAAAGAAAGTGAGCCTGCGGGTGAAGCTGGAGCTGATGCTGGTGGTGCTGGTGGTGACATGGGTGGAATGCCTGATATGGGTGGTGGAGCTGAAGCACCTCCCCCTGACGCCCCTCCTGGCGGTGGAGTAACCCCTGAAGGGTTTAATAAAAATGATTTAAATATGCTATTAGAAGACCATTTATTTGGGGGTAGTGATTATATGGATTTAGCGAAAGGAAGAAACTCATTAACAGAAATCAACGACAAGTTGAAGGATTTACTGAGTTAGTAAATATTTATAAATAAAAACACTATGAACACGTTCGGAACAATTAAAACAAAAATAGAGAAAGCCTCAATTGGGTTATACGGTAAACCTGAATTTAAAACATATATGTCACAATTAAAAACTATGGTTTTAGAAAATAAGGACTTATCAGAATTGTATTATATATATGATGATTTATCTAAAAAGAAGGGATTAAGTAATGATATTGCTACTGACTATATTAATGAGTCTATTGAGTACTCACAAATATTAATTGAAAATAACGAACGTTCTTTAAAAAATGTTGACGAATGGATATCGTCTATTGTTAAAAAATCTGTAAACAATTACAAGGATATTGATGTTACAATCTATAATAAGTCAATTAAAAATTTAGAAACGGTTTTAGAATCTAAAAAAAGAATTATTAATACAATAA